ATAAAAAGATCTTTATTAAACCCTTAGCAAATACAACCTCTCTAACAGGATTGTCGGCACATGTAATAACTGCTAAAAAGTCTGATGGAACTACAGAAGTAGACTTGACCGCTACCTTTATGGCTTTAGCAAATAAGGTAAAGAGTTTAGAGACACGTATGACAACGGCAGAAGGAAAAATAACTACCTTGGAAGGAAAGGTCTCTACCTTAGAGTCACAGATGACAGGAAAAGCCGATACAGGACATACCCATTAATAGTTAAGACAGTAAATAGGGGGCAAACAAGAGAAAATAGACCGTTAGGTCTGAGAGGAAATTAAGTGACAGCAGCATACCCATCGTCCGTAAAGTCCTTTACTACAAAGGTAGACTTTACCGATACCGTCCTTGCCGAGCACGTAAATAGCCTTCAAGAAGAAGTTAACGCTCTTCAAAACAATATTGGCACTCTTATTAAGACAGGCTCTGGTTGGGTAGGAGAGTTTGACCTTGTCACCACTGCTTGGAATACTTTAAAAGATCGTATTGCAAATATTGAATATGGTATAAAAGATATTTACGACGAGTATGTTTCTGATGTAGGTGGTTCAGTAATTGTTTCATCTGCTATTGGAGTAAAGAGTCTAGTAGTAAGAGCAAGGGCTAGTCAGACCGCAAACCTAGTTGAGTTTCAAACTTCAGCATCTGCAGTTGTAACTAAAGTTCTTCCAGACGGAACTATACAGACACGGGGCAAAGAATTAGTACCAGTTATTTATGCAGCAACTCAACCAACTGGAGCAGACTTTGCTGTTGGAACTATTTGGGTTGATTCATCAATTGATGTAGATGCAACCGCAGTTACAAGTAGCGGATCATTAAACGACACTCTAATGTTAATGGGAGGTTAATGTGGCAAAGGCTTCGTATGTATGGAGTGGAAGCGAGTGGGTCCCTGTTGCCTCAGCATTTCCTGCCGCTCACCAGAGAGGTATTGAGAACAGTGCAGCAACTACCTACACCCTTGACGTAAACGATACTGGTAAAGCAATTGTATTTTCAAGCAGCAGTCCTGTAACTGTAACTATTCCAGATGACTCTACCTTTGAATTTGTAACTGGACAAACCTTTATTATCATTCAAAATGGAACAGGAACTGTATCTATAACTACAGAGGATGTGGCAAATCTATATTCTTCTGTTGCAACTGGCACAGTTGATTTAAACAGTCAATACTCAGTAGCAACTCTTATTAAAATTGATAGTGATGATTGGGTTATTTACGGCGATATAGTAAGTCCTTAAGGAGCAATAGGCTGTGGCTAGATATGGTATAAATTATTACGGTGCGTCGACTTACGGTGCGTTTGTTAAACTTGCTTTTTCTGTCGAACCTATGTCTACATTGGTTTTGGACTTTACAAAAGTATTAGTTAAGTGGCAGACCCCTCGTGGAGAATTTTCTAGAATTAGATTACTTAGAAGTCAAGTTGGGTTTCCAGAAACCGCAGAAGATGGCATCATTATTTTTGATGAGTTTGCTACAGAAGGAAATGTCTCCCGTGTAGAGTTTATTGATGGAGAAGACAACCCTTCGGATGTTCCATTAATTCCTGGAAGACAAACTTACTATCGAGTTTATTTATTTACTGATCAAAATGTTTGGAGAGTTGCGGGTTCTATTTCTGCAATTGTTCCATCAAACCACAACGTGCAAACAACTTTTATGAATAATCTTCCAAGAGTATTTACAAGCAGCGAACAAGGTTCTTTTGGCACAGTCGACACCACATCAGCCTTGTACAACTTTGTGGAGGGATTAACATTTTCGCAAGAACAACTTTATACATTGCTTGATCTCTTAAAACCAAGACATACAGGCATTGAAACTCCAATAGAACTACTGCCAATAGAGGTGGCAAGTCTTGGGTTAACACCAGAGGCTGGACTTCCTACAAAAAATAGAAAGAGACTTGTACGAGAAGCAAACTATATGTATGCCCGTAAAGGAACACGACTTGCATTAGAAACATACTCCGAATCATTAACTGGATTTGAACCAACTATTACTGTTTCAGAAAACTTACTGTTGACTGTTCAAGACTCTACTTTTTATGGAGGAATTGGTAATTGGGTTGCTAGTAACGCAGTACTAACCTCTAGCACTGAGCAAGTTCCCGACTCAAATACAAATCAAATAGATACAACAAAGACTGGAAAAGTAGTTGCATCTGGATCTGGCAGCATAGTACTAGGTGCCTCAAATATAATTACAAAAGGTGTTCCAGTATTACCTAGCACTGAATATGTGGTTTCATGCAAATTAAAGTCTCCTGCAAGTGCGGGTAATATAACTTTATCAGTAAGATTTTATGACAAAGATGGAATAGCAACGTCTGCAGCAAATACCGCTACCGCTGTTGCTGCTAATAATACTTGGAAGTCCGCAAGTAAAACCGCAACATCAGATGCTACTTCTTCATATGCAATTATAACTATTGCATATAGCGCTGCTGGTACTTACTATATAGATCAGGTCTGTATGCAAGAAGGTAACACAGTTGCTTACGATGAAGCACGTGCTGTTGATTTGTTCTTACTTCCTTTAAAAACAAACTACATTAAAAACCCATCCTTTGAGGTTAACTCAACTACATGGGCATTAAGTGGAGCAACCTTTACACAAGACGCAAGTGTTCCAACATACGGGTATTCAGGAGAGTACAGTGGTAAATTTGTAGTAACAAATCCGTGGAGCATTACCACTGACTATGAAATACCTGTGACTCCTGGAAAATACTACACAGCCTCTGCATCAATAAAAGCAAATGCTGTTTTATCTGCAAATTTAAAAATTACATTTTATGACGAGGCTGACGCTGTTGTAGAGACTGTAACTCAAGCAATCTCGGTAACTACCTCCTTTGCAAACTTTACTCTAACTGGATTAACAGATTCTTCAGCAGAGGCCTCTTATGCCAAGGTATCCTTTTATGGAACCACCGCTGGAACTATCTACCTTGATTTAATTCAATTTGAACAATCTCAAGTAGCCACAGATTATTTTGACGGTTCTCTTCCTTCAGACTTTGGAGCGGTATGGGAGGGAACTGATGACGCTTCTTACAGCCATTTGTATCCAAATAAACCTAAGAAGATTCCTAGGTTGGGTAAGACTATGAATGATTGGGTACCCCAGAACGCCTTCTGGAGAGTACGCACATATGATGGAGTGGAGTACACCACCACTACGGTGTAGGATCTTGGGCTATGACTACAGACATAGTTATCCCAGTACTACTCACAGGAATGGCAGTTACATACGTAATTGAATTTCTAGATCTATTTATCTCTGGTTTTATTACTAAGCCAACTCTAAATAAATACTTTGCATTGCCTTTAAGTTTTTTAGGTCTTTGGGCGCAGATGGATTTGTATTATGATTTCTTTGTATTAGTTCCTGCTGCAACATTTGTTTCATTAGCAATTGGAATGTATCTTAATAAACCAGTAATTGTTAAGGCACCAAATCGGTTAACTCAACTCTAGGAGCACAATGAATATTGCGGTAATATCTTTTCAAGACGTCTGCGTTGATGAGGGGATGCTTGAGTTAATAAATAAATATGGCAAAGACAAAGAGTTACGAGTACTTCTTCCAGTAACGGGAAGTGAGAACCATTTTGCCGAGAACGTTATGGACGTATGTAGAGACCATTCTGTAAAGGTCACCTGTTTCATTGTCAACGCAATGGACATAGACCACATACTTTTAAATGCAGATGACATTGTGATCACTGATAATCCTGTCAAGGAGATTGTCAGACAGATTACTACCGAAGATACTTTGGGTATTGTTTGGGATGACTCACCGCAGGCTCACTTCATTCTCCATGCCATTGAGGACTTTGGCATTGAGGTATGGGACATAACTGAGGGACTTGATCAGATAGAGGTTGAGTTCACTGAATCTCAGGAGGATGTCTATAAGGCTATGATGGATAGTATGGCGATATTTGTGGAACACATGGCTGACTACATAATGACATCTGTTCTAGATGTCTTGGCTGAGACTGTGGCAAAGAGGATCGAAGAGGACGGGAAAGACATTCTCCCCTTTAAGGATGACGATCTGTGAGAATCCCTTCAGAGGCTTTTTCTGGTCTCCTTACCGATTATCAGTTCCGACTACTAGTCACCATGTACCAGTTAGCGGGCTCCAAGGGTCGTTTTAAGACATCAGTAGCAGAGTTGTGTAGACAGACCAACAAAAACTCAGACCGAACTGTTAGAACAGCCCTCAAGGCTTTAGAGAGCCATGGCTTTATAATCAAGACACCTGGAAAACGGGCTAACGGATTTAAGGGAATGGATACCTACGAGGTGGTAGAAAATTACCGCACTGAGAAAAAAGATGTTAAAAATTACCGCACTGAAAATTACCGCACCTCACATGACTATAAGTCACCTAGTAGTATGACTAATAAGT